CAAGCTCCCCTTGCTTCCTGTAGAGATAGTGCAGTAACCAACTCAGTTCTAAACTTGTAAACAAAAATTTGTCTTTATTATGATTTTGGGGTATAATAGTTATTACCCTTGTGAAATAAATTATGTTATATATCGATGCAAAATTTGCAAGTGTAGTCGGTTCTCGACTACGCAACTTCAAACAGAAGTCCGACTACCTCTGGTCATACTCCTGTCCAGTTTGCGGAGATTCTGCAAGTAAAAAGACAAAGGCTCGTGGCTACATCTACAAGATGAAGTCGGAACTTCTGGTTAAATGCCACAACTGTGGGTACAGCACAAATCTTGGCAACTTTATAAAGTACGTTGATCCAATTCTATATGATGAGTATGTTCTTGAGCGTTACACATCTGGCACATCCAAGTACAATTCGCACAAAACTCCTGAGACACCAACAGAGAAAGTTGAACTACTCGAGGATAATATCCTCTCAGGACTCAAACGTCTTGACCAGTTGGATGAATCTCACCCCGCAATAAAGTATTTAATTAAACGACAGATACCACGTGATAAGTGGTACTTACTATACTTCACTCCAAAATTCAAGGCATACACAAATTCAGTAACGCCTAAATTCCAAGAACCCATTCGCGATGAGCACCCACGAATGATTATCCCATTCTTCACGAGCGCAGGAAAGTGCTTTGCGTACCAAGCTAGAGCGTATGGAAGTGAAGAGCCTAAGTATTATACCATTAAGGTTGATGAAACACAGGAGAAGATTTATGGACTCGATCGCTTGGATTATAGCAAACGGATATATGTGGTTGAGGGACCGATTGATTCATTGTTCCTGCCTAACGCACTCGCCGTTTCTGGAGCCAGTTTCGACACTGATACTATTAGGCAGCTTCTTACTAATGCCACGATAGTAATGGACAATGAACCACGAAATAAAGACATTGTAAAGCAGCTTTCCAAATATATCGATGTTGGATATAGCGTGTGTATGTTCCCCGAAACAATAGCACAAAAAGATATCAATGAAATGATTTTAGATGGAAAGATGACAGCGAAGCAAATAGTAGAAGTGATAAATACGAATACCTTCACTGGTATTGAAGCAAAGCTGAGATTTTCGACATGGAGAAAGGTGTAAATGAAGATATTTTTAGATACGGAATTTAATGAGTTTAAGGGAGATCTAATATCCCTTGCATTAGTTACTGAAGACGGTGAGGAATTTTATGAGGTGCTGGAGTGTCCTAATCCTGGACCATGGGTGAAGGAGAATGTGCTGCCCATACTATATAAATTACCTATTGCATTCTCTGACTTCCAAACAAGACTGCAGGGATTCCTGATGCAGTTTAATGAAGTTCATATCATTGCAGATTGGCCTGAAGATATCAAGCACTTTTGTGCCTCATTAATTACTGGTCCTGGAAACAGATTAAATACACCACCACTGACGATGTCAGTTTTTCGATTTGATGCCACATCAGAGCTACCCCACAACGCTCTTGCTGATGCAAGAGGTATTGCAAAGTATTTTTACGACTTAGAAAACGACACAGATTATGATAAAAGCTAAAATTATCGCCGACAGTATTGGTGATTATAGCAAAAGAATCACAACCCTACAAATTAAGTTCCACCGTTTTATATTACCAGAGTTCAATACACATCGAGTGTTTTCTCGTAACTTTAGCTCAAGTAGAGCAATCCCCACAGAGAAGTTATTAGCACAGGTTCGTACAGATCCAGCTATGCCTGTTCATTGGGGAAAGAATCAGCCTGGTATGCAAGCAGTTGAAGAGATGTCTCCTGGCTCCATTGCAATCGCAAAAATTGCTTGGCTCAATGCTGCAAGATTATCCGCTGATTGTGCGCAGGGTATATCTACTATTGGAGCTCATAAACAAATAGTAAATCGGATCCTTGAACCGTACCTGTGGGTGACTGGTATAGTCACATCCACTGAGTGGGATAATTGGTTTGAGCTTCGCGACCACCCTGACGCTCAACCAGAGATACATGAGTTAGCATTACGGATGCGTGAAGCTATGGACGGATCAACCCCAGCACTACTTAAGGAAGATGAATGGCACTTGCCATATTTAACTGCTGATGAAGTGTTCAAATATGGTAATGACTTATCTTGTAAAGTTTCAGCTGCTCGTTGCTGTCGTGTTAGTTATTTGAACCACGATGGATCAAACCCAGACGTTGATAAGGACTTGGCATTATTTGAACGTCTTGCTGGCTCAGTGCCACTGCACGCCTCCCCTCTCGAGCACCAAGCAACTCCTTTGCGTATGCTTGCGCGACACAGCATGCGTGCACAAGGAAACTTCCAGGAATGGATTCAGTATCGCAAGGTATGGGAAAAAGAGATATATAATACACCAACAAAGGGATAGATTAATGGAAACCATAGTGCACGGAATCACTGTAGATTATTCAAGAGATAACCTATTTGATGAATTGGGACGAATCAGATTAAAAGAATCATACATGAAAGATGATGAGGTGAGTCCCCAGGAGAGATTTGCCTTTGTAAGTAAACAATTTGGGAGCAATCCAGAACATGCGCAAAGGTTATACGAGTACAGCAGCAAACATTGGCTCTCTTATTCTACTCCCATTCTTTCTTTTGGTCGCAGTAAGCGTGGTCTCCCTATATCATGTTTCCTTAATTATATTGAAGATACATCTGAGGGACTAGTAGACAATATATCAGAGACCAATTGGCTTTCTATGCTGGGCGGTGGTGTAGGTATAGGCTTCGGCATTAGATCCGCAGATGAAAAATCCACAGGCGTTATGCCCCACTTAAAAATGTATGATGCCAGTTCTTTGGCATACCGTCAGGGGCGCACTCGCAGGGGTAGTTATGCTGCTTACTTGTCTATTGACCATCCAGATATTATTCCCTTTCTGGAAATGCGGAAGCCCACTGGGGATCAAAATCTCAGAACATTGAACATGCACCATGGTATTAATATTCCAGATTCCTTTATGGAAATTATTGAGAAGTGCATGCTGGATCCAGACTTCGATGATAAGTGGGATTTAGTTGATCCTGCATCAACCGAAATACGCGAAACAGTATCAGCAAAGGACTTGTGGCAACGCATTCTTGAAATGCGTATGCAGACTGGAGAACCATACCTACACTTCATTGACGAGTCAAATCGCAAACTACCGCAGTGGTTGAAAGATAAAGGGTTAAAGATCCAGCAATCAAATTTGTGCAGCGAGATCATACTTCCCACGAATGAGAAACGAACAGCAGTGTGTTGTTTATCTTCCTTGAATTTAGAATACTATGATAAGTGGAAAAACGATCAGCTATTCTTAAGAGATACTGCAGAGATGTTGGATAATGTCCTCCAGTATTTTATAGACAATGCACCAAAGACAATTAAACGAGCAATATATTCTGCCAAGCAAGAAAGAAGTATTGGTGTCGGTGCGTTGGGATTCCATGCTTATTTGCAGAGGAATAATATGCCATGGGAATCTGCCTTGGCAGTTGGTACCAATAAGAAAATATTCGCGAACATAAGAAATAAATTAGATGTAGCTAATAAAGAATTAGGGTTAGAGCGTGGTGAAGCACCTGATGCTGTTGGTACTGGTAATCGCTTCAGTCATGTAATGGCTATTGCGCCGAATGCAAGCAGTTCTATTCTCATGGGAAACACTTCCCCTTCCATTGAGCCTCTCCGCGCCAATGCATACCGTCAAGATACCCTTTCAGGTTCTCACTTAAATAAAAATAAATGGCTCGATGTCATAATTCAAAAGGAAGCAGTTAATCAGAAGGAAGGCTGGGCAACTGAGGTGTGGAGTTCTATTATTGCAAATGATGGTAGTGTACAACACCTCGATTGGATGGACGACTGGACAAAGGATGTGTTTAAAACTTCCATGGAAATTGACCAGCGTTGGGTTGTTCAACACGCTGCTGACCGACAGGAATTCATTGATCAAGCACAAAGTGTAAATGTGTTCTTTAGACCAGACAGCCATATTAAATACATTCATGCGGTGCACTTCCAAGCGTGGAAACAAAAACTCAAAACTCTTTACTATTGCCGTTCTGAGAAGATTGCCAAAGCAGATAAAGTATCAAAGCGAATCGAACGCGAAGTTATTAAGGGGATTGATTTGATATCGTTGGCTTCAGATGATGCCGTCTGCATTGCATGTGAGGGGTGAATCATGATAAATAAAAAACTAAAATTAACTGATAACCGTAATTACTTTAAGCCGTTCAATTATCCTTGGTGTTACAATGCATGGCTCCAGCATGAGCAAGCTCATTGGTTATTCAGTGAAGTCCCAATGATGGAAGATGTCAAGGATTGGAAAAAGAAATTATCCAAAGAAGAAAAGCAGTACCTCACTAATATCTTTCGATTCTTCACTCAGGGTGATATAGATGTCGCCGGTGGGTATGTCAATAACTATCTTCCATACTTCCCACAGCCAGAAGTTCGTATGATGTTGATGGGCTTCGCTGCACGTGAAGCTATACATATCGCAGCATACTCCCATCTGATTGAAACACTGGGTATGCCAGAGTCAACTTATAGTGAGTTTCTAGAATATCAGGAAATGAAAGACAAGCACGATTACGTTACTGCACTTAGTTCCAAGAATGGTACTCTTGCATCGACTGCAACGCACATCGCAGTATTCTCGGCGTTCACCGAAGGCATGCAGCTGTTCAGTTCCTTTATCATGCTGCTTAATTTCCCACGACATGGTTTGATGAAGGGAATGGGTCAGATTATTACATGGTCCATCGTTGATGAAACAATGCATGCCGAGAACATGATTAAGCTGTTCCGCGAATTTATTAAAGAGAATCACGAAATTTGGGATGATGAGCTAAAGGAAAAGATTTATTCTATTGCAGAGAAAATGGTGGAACTTGAGGATAAATTCATTGACCTATCCTTTGCTGGAACGCATATGAAAGATCTTGAACCAGACGATGTCAAGAAATATATCCGATATATTGCAGATCGTAGATTGATTGCTCTGGGTCTAAAGGGTATCTTCAAAGTTAAAAGGAATCCACTACTCTGGGTTGAGGAAATGATAAACGCTCCAGTGCATGGGAACTTTTTTGAAAATCGTGTCACTGATTATGCCAAAGGTGCATTATCCGGTGATTGGAGTGACGTTTGGGCAAAGGGCGCGCAATGATTACAAAGCAATTTGAATGCTCTACTTGCAATGCTGAAGGTAAAATAACAGTGAAGGGTACTGACTTCAATTTCGAAGATATAGTGTACTGCCCCTTATGCTCTGCAGATATATACGAAGAAGAGGAAGTCGACGAGGAAGCCTAAATAGTCTACTATGTGGACTTTCCAGAACAATATTATAGAAGAATTACCTGAAGATTGTGTGGGCTATGTTTATTTGATTACAAACATAGCCACCAGTCGTATGTATGTGGGAAAAAAGTTGGCGAAGTTTTCCAAGACTACATACAAGACAGTCAAGCTAAAAAACGGAACCAAGAAGAAGAAAAAGATCCGCTCCAAAATCGACTCAGACTGGAAAGATTATTTTGGGTCCAGTATCGAATTGAATGAAGATGTAGTAGCACTCGGCAAAGACAGCTTTACTCGAGAAATTTTATTTTTTTGTAAGTCGCGCGCAGAGTGTAGCTATATTGAAGCGCGAACCCAATTCGAGCGTCGTGTGCTCGAAAGTGATGATTATTATAACGGTCAAATTTCTGTCCGCGTACACGGCTCACATATTAAGGGAAAGATTTGACTCTATTACTCTTCATAACAGCACTGGCACTTTCAGCAACAGCAGCATACTATGCAATTATGGGATTGGTTGCGATTTTCGCCTCCGCTGTAATACCTATAATTATTATGGGGTCACTGCTCGAAGTATCTAAACTGGTAGTTGCTTCCTGGATGTATCGCAATTGGAAAGAAATTCCATTTCTAATGAAGACGTACTTCACGTCAGCATTGATTATTCTGATGCTGCTAACGTCCATGGGTATTTTTGGATTTTTGTCCAAAGCACACTTGGATCAAGCAGTACCATCAGGTGATATAGCAGCAAAACTTTCATTAATCGATGAAAGAATTAAAACCGAAAAGGAGAATATAAATGCAAACCGTAAAGAACTTTCTCACCTGGATTCTCAGCTTGATCAAACCATCGCAAGAACCACAGAACAAAGTGGAACCGAGCGCGCCATCAATCTCCGTAGAGGTCAAAAGAAAGAACGTAACAGAATTTTCACGGAAATTGGCGCAGCACAAACCAAAATCGCCAAGTACAATGAAGAACGCGCCCCGATTGCCAGCGAAGTCAGGAAAGTCGAAGCCGAAGTCGGTCCGATAAAATATATTGCAGCTTTGCTATATGATGATGCAGCAGATGAAGCTGTCTTAGAGAAAGCAGTTCGCTTCGTTATTATTATGATAGTTATTGTGTTCGATCCACTTGCAGTATTGCTGCTAGTTGCTGCAAACTGGAATCTGATGCATAATAAAAAAAAAGATGAACCTGTCTATGTAACTGAAATACCTCCTACTGTCTTTAAAAAGCCAGACGTTTATCCAGAAGAATCAAAAAACGTAATAAAGGAGTTTTTCACTGCAAAAACTTCTTCACACGTAGAAGAACTCGGGTGCTCAACTGACTATGACCATACAACAAAGAAGTTTATTCATCTAGACACGGAAGTGTCTGTGGATGACTCCATCAAGATAACAGTGAATCCCAAAGATAGAGATATCTTTGGTGATGCGCCACCATCAAATCCCTTTAAATTCAATGACTTAAAGCGGTAAAATAGTCCTTTACAATAATTCGCACTTAGGGTATAATAGTTACTTGATAGACGTAATTGAGGAAAGATGATATGCCTGGACTTATTAGAATTTTGGTTGGGTTTGTAGTTATTTTTGGTGCTGTTGGTGCTTTGGAAAATTCCACTGAAGTGTTTCCTTCGCTGTTTCTTGCAGCTTGTGGTTTGCTTATCTTTTATTCTGGTGTTCGCGTCACGAAGACTGCATGATTACCACGACGTTAAAGTGGCTTGGAACAACACTCACTCTCGGCGGTGCAGCTGCCACCGCACTCGCGTATGATCCTCTCAACATCTATTTATTCTATGCAGGTGCCATAACTTGGCTACTTGCATCTATTCGCATGCGTGAGCTAAGTCTCATCGCGGTCAATGCCGGTGCTCTTGCGATATACACATTTGGTATCTTCTACCGAATGTAATTGCAAGAAAATATGTTTTACCTTAATTCGTACTTAATGTATAATAACACTTATACTTGAAAGGATTATATGAACTTTGAAACTTCAACTTGTGTGAATGGATTGACTCGGGAGATAACCATTAAAGACCTCTCGTATGGTGTAATTGAGTTTACCATGACGCAAACATATACCGATGCTGAGGGGAAAGTTTCTCCTGAGAGCTCACATACCACTTTCTATACCAAGAAAGAACTAAAAGAACTTTTCCAACCTGTCTGCGATCATCTAAGGACTCACTATGTTTAAACTGCCCTATACTGCTATTGGCATTGTTACTCTCGTTTTGTTGCTGATTCTTGTCCTTATATTTGTCCCGCTGGCATTTATCTGGTCTGTCAATATTCTCTTTGGCTTAGCCATTCCCTTCACACTCAAAACTTGGGCAGCTGTAATACTGCTGCAGTTATTTTTCAAGTCTGATATTATTAATTATAAAACGAAAGGTTAATCATGAGCATACAATCCCCAGCAGATAGAAAGGCTGTGTTCGCAGCCATCCGAGAAATTAGCGGATCAATGTTACGCACTGAAGCAGAACGCGCACTAGTCAAGGACATAGTCAAGAACGTGTCAGATGCATACTTGATATCAAAGAAAACCGTGAAGAAAATGGCAGCAGTATTCCACCGACAGAGCATGACAGAAGAAGTAGCACAGCATGAAGAATTCGTTGAGCTATACACAGAAGTGACAAGAGCACATACCCCACCAACACTATGAAGAGGAAATATATATTATGGCAATGACAGCTGTTAGACGTAAAGAATTGGTTGCTGCGCAAAGGGGTGCTAATGAACCTTCCTTGCGCATCATGGAGTATCAACTAGATTTAATGCGTGCTCTGAATTATTATAATGTGCAGCACGATGACAAAGAAAAAAAGAAGTGGTTTATCGGGTACATCGCAAAGTCAGACAAGAAGTTTGCTGTAGCTTTAACTAAGCTAGACGAAGTACTCTTTCGTCATGCTGGTATCCTGGCGCGACTGGTTCAAAACGATAATATTCTTGAAGAGAAAGAAGCACTATATCTCGAGTGTAAGATTTCTGAGCTCAGGATATTGACTGATGTTAAAGTTGTTCCACTTGCAGTACTCACCAACGTGATCCCTCTCCCATCCATTCAGGACAGGATTGAGTCGGCCGCGCATAAGCATGCTGCTGAGTTCGACGCTGCCATCGATGGCTATATTATGACCAGATCACGTGACTTCTCTGCAAAGTCGTATTTGCTCACCAATCAAATTAGCGCACCAGTGGCTAAACGTATTGGTGATCTTATGATACCATTAGTTGATGAACTGCGGGAAGCACAAGCTGGTAAAGACGAGCAGCTAGTCGAGGGTTACTCCTATTTCTCCACGAGAGAACTTAAGAAGTTTATCGAGTATGTGGATGAGATGATTGCTGATTGTATGCAACAGGTTCAGACAGCAAAGGCCAATCGCATACCGAGGAAGCATAAGCCGAAACCAGCATCTATGCAAACTGCTAAGATTAAATATCTGTCAGAGTTCCCAGAACTGGGGTTAAAGTCAGTACATCCAACAGCGATCATTGGTTCGACTGAGATATGGTACTATAATACAAAATACAAAGTGCTTGGTGTGTTAAAGGGCGAGAATGGATCTACTCTTGCAGTCAAGGGAACTTCCATAATCGGCTTCGATGTGCAAGAATCTGTTTGTATGAGGCTGAGGAAACCAGCAGACTTCTTCAAGGGATTGTCGTTGAATAAACGTGCGCTGAATACTGCCATGAAGACACTGAAGACGAAACCTAGTCCTGCTCGCGGTAGACTCACTGAAGATTGCATAATATTGGGAGCGTACTAAAATTATATTAATCGATTTCTCACAAATCGCGCTGTCTGGCATCATGCCATTTCAACGCGAACTTCGCGGTTCGGATTCTGAAGTAAAAAATCTGATAAGACATGTAGTTCTTTCTACACTCAAGTCCTACAAGAAGAAGTATGGCAAGGAATATGGACAGCTTGTGATATGTGCCGATGGTCGCAGCTACTGGCGCAGGGAATACTTCCCTCACTACAAGGGTAAACGTAAGGCTGCACGGGACAAGTCTGATTTAAACTGGACTCTGATTTTCGACACGATATCAGAAATGCGTGTTGACCTAGCCAAGTACTTCCCCTACAAAGTTATACACATCGATCGCGCGGAAGCCGATGATGTTATTGCAGTACTGGCGAAGTATGTGCAAAGTAACGAACTCGTGCAACAAGGCCTATTTGAGGATGAAACACAGAAAGTTTTAATACTGTCATCGGATAAAGATTTCGTGCAGTTGCAAAAGTATGATAACATCACCCAGTGGTCGCCACTACAGAAGAAATTTATCAAGGCGAATAAGAAAGAATTGCATGAGCATATCATTACGCATATTGTTAAAGCAGGTGATGATGGTATCCCGAATATCTTAAGCAAGGACGATGTGTTCATGACAGGTGGAAGACAGACACCATTTTCCACAAAGAGATTGCAGGAGTTTTTTGATAAGGGAATCGATGCGTGTCGCAACGATGAAGAACGTGTCAATTTTCAACTATTTGGTGGAAAAGAAATGTCGCTTGCTTTTAACTGAAATAGAGGATTTTTAACATGGCAAGATATATAAATGAAATGCTGGCTGACTTAGATAAGTCTACCATAGCGAAGTACAAAGATCAAGCAGGTGCTCTCAAAATTATTTTCGAATATGCATACGACCCTGCAAAGTTGTGGATATTACCAGCTGGTGATCCTCCCTTCAAGGCTGCAGTTGAACCACTTGGAATGACACCAACGAATTTATATACAGAACTCCGTCGCTTCTACGTGTTCTGCCGGACAGACTTAAAGAAGCAGCAACGTGAGCAACTGTTTATTAATTTGCTTGAGGGAATTCACCCTACTGAAGCTACACTTATCTTGGCAATAAAAGACCAGAACTTGACCAAGTTATACCCCAAACTCACGCACAAGTTTGCATTCGAGAATGGTTTTTTGGCATTAGACCCAACGGAAAAGAAAGCAAAAAAGTCAAAGACTCCAGCCGGTGGAGTCAAAGTCTGACAAAGAAATTCCCTAGGCCGACTTGGAAGCATAAGATTATATTATATTTGAAAGCACTAGTATGAAGCAAAAGTGGATTGATGCATTTATGGATACAGCTGAGAGATTTGCCCAGCTGTCATCTGCGAGACGATTGAAGGTTGGTGCTGTAGTAGTTAAAGACCACCGTATCATCTCTATAGGTTATAATGGCACGCCGCATGGTTGGGACAATAACTGTGAGGATGAATTTGGATTAGACCTCAAGGGTCTTCCAACTCTTGTGACTCGGCCTGAGGTAATACACGCTGAGATGAATTCTCTAATGAAATTGGCAAAATCCACGGAGTCAGGGAATGATGCATCTATGTTCTTAACCCATGCTCCCTGTATTCACTGCGCCAAGGCTATATACGGAGCAGGAATAACCACTGTATACTATAAGAACGAGTACCGTGACAACGAAGGCGCACTGTTTTTGAGAAAGTGCGGAATCAAAATTCAAAAGTTATAAATAATATGTATAGACTAATTGCAATAGTAACGGTTTTATTAATAGTGCTTGCGTTAATCGTTAATGCACCCTTACAAGCAGCTGAAATGCCTGAAGTAGCCAAAAAATTGGGCTGTGCCGGTTGCCACGCAATCGACAAAAAAGTAGTCGGTCCCGGCTGGATGGATGTTTCCACCAAGTACAAGGACGCCAAGACTTTCTCTTTCGGTGGCAAGGACTATCCGTTGGAAGAAGGTCTGATGATGAAAGTATCCAAGGGAGGTTCAGGTAACTGGGGCACCATGGCTATGACTCCTCAGGACTCTGTTGGAAAGAAACAAGCCGAAGTGAAGGAATTAGTTAAGTTCGTTATCAGCCTCGCGAAGTGGTGATGTAGTAGTTTGGGAATGCCGCATAATCTAGTTTTAAGGATACAAAATGTCGCCGAAAATAATCGTGCTGACGGTATTACTGTTGACCAGTTTCCTGGCATATTCTCAGTCACAACTGCTTTATAAGAATGGTAACTGGGATGTTGTTCAGACAGCCCGCAAGGGTTTCTCTGATAATTGCTTTATAGCGTCGCGACCCAGTCCTATTATTTCTGATAAGGGCGCGCAACTCAACGGTGCAGCATATTTAATTTTTTACCACAAGGATGTAATACTGTTCACTGGTGGTGGCGAAGATGCTAGTGGTTATTTCAAAGAGGTTAATCGGATAACTTTACAGACAGGCAACAACCCCACTATTGAGATGCCCATAAACTCTATCATGTCCGCCATCGTTATAGTTAGCGATATGCTGACCGGCAAGAATGAAACTGTAAAGATTGATCTAGAATTTGAAGGAAAGACAAAGCAGCATGTGTTTCCTATTACTGGCTTTACTGGGGCTTATACTAGGTTGTTAGAATGTGTGCAGGATGTGGCTAATGAGAAATCTCTGAAAGATAAAAGAGTCCATATAGTTACTATGGATATACTACCCAACCAAGAAGAGGTCACGAAA